GGAAAACAGAGTGCTGAACCCATAGACGCGAACTTGGCGAGTCGAATTACTGACCCGTCAGGTAGGACAGCCCGTCTCGAACGAGTTGCATCGACAGCCTTGCTGAAGTAAGGCCAATCGGACAACATAGCTCGGACGAGCTGATTGGAGACTCTATCGGAAGCGTCACTCATATCGAGTGTCGCGGTTCGGTTATCAATCGAACCGCGTCGAGCAAGCTCCTGGTTAGGAGTTTGGTCGTCAAATCCAATAACCTTCGATAGGAAGTCATCCCTATAGAAGTGCTCGAGGAAACTACGATAGACACCTTGTTGCATATATTGCATGCAAGTTGGCTCCATCGCAATGACCCGAGGAGTCTTCAACGTCTTAGGAACGAGGGTAACCTTCACAGGTACCTCCGAACCAGGTTCGAGGAAGTCCACTTCATCCAAAAGGTAGTTATACCGCCAATTGGGTAGAAGGTTCTCGCCGGCTGCAAAAACAGCCTCGAGACGAGTGGTCCAGACCGATTGATTGAACTTACTGTTTCCAGTAAGTCCATCAGCGGTTGATCCTGGACCATGCTTCGGTACAATCCTCTCATAATAGATATCTCTATCTATTTTTGAGAAGATTGTCCTAAAAAGCATATTTGACATTCCGCAGAACTCATCGAGATCTCTCTCAGTGAGTTCTTTGTCAAATACACGGACTTCCTGCTCACACTTAACGTAGCTCTGTATGGCTTTTCGTTGACGTTCTTTCGAACAGTCAAGCTCCATTTTACCAAACATCAACGTGAGTTGACGGATGGCACGAATGGAATCCATACAGGGCTCGTCAAGCAACGCGCCACTGTTCCGGTCAAACACACGGTTGAAGAAACCTCCGAGAAATCGGGGGAAACTTCCTCCTCGTTCATTTCTGAACGAGGGGTGGATACCGGCCTGACCTTGGTCCAGCCACTTTTGGGTGGCATTTCCAAGGGAAGGCAGGGTTATCGTCAAAAACGACAACCCCTCATGTTTGACTCGAGTAGAGACGGTATTAATGTCTCTACTGGCGCTAGTGCAGCTATGACTAGCGGATTCCTCCGCTAGCCGGGACCAGAGTGATATCAGGCTTTTCATCAGTCCTCCTATATAGGGGGTGTCTGATCCTTAGCCTATTTCACTACGCCTAGAGCTTATCTCATAAAAATAAGAGATGAGCACTAGCACCATGGAGTGACGCGCTTACGCGCACCAGCCAATTCACACAAACTCTCAACTGTATTTAGCAGCAAAGAGAGCTAAAATGTGAATTCGATGAGACGGTGGGCAACATTGAAAGCAACAACAATGAGAAGAATAGTTTTGTAGCTAATCTTCAAATTGATGCTGAGTTCGTTGAAGTCCACCTCATCACGGCGAGACCGAGTGATGTCGAGATAACTTCCATGCGTTTTAGGCAAGGAAGGAATATCGGTATCTTTCTCAGTCACCTCGCTACGATTCACCACCAAGAAGCTTGGTGATCATCGCATCGGAGCTTGCTGCAAACAGGGTTTTAAAGCCTGTATAAACAGCAAGAGCCTCGGTAGCCGTGTAACCAGCGGGAGGAAGGTCGAAGACGACATAATTCGCCATCGAAACCTTCACATTCTCGCTAGGTTTAAACGGATCCGAGGTTAGCTTCGAATGGTCGAGCCTCAACAGACGCCGAACACGCCCTTGCTTAGCAAAGGTGTGATTCAGTGTCAGCTGAATAAGCCCATCAGCAGAAGTATAATGTGACTCATCACCTTCCGCAAAAGTACGCGGGAGGGATGAAGTCACAGTACTAATGGTGATGGATTGAGGGTCGGTAAGTGCCATAGGCATTCACTCCTAGGGCTCAGGTCTTGAGCCCCGTTGGCGTTTGACGAAGTGTTAACTCACTACGATCACGCTCGGGACAAACCGAGTGCGGCCGCAATTGCCTTTTGCCTGGTTGAAAGACCAGACATGGTAAGGCCGAACCCAAACGGCGTAGCTCGTCTCCTAACCTTGGTCTCATTAACGAGAACAAGAGTTTCGGGATACAGGCCTCCAGGCTTCCAACGCGTGGAGGAACCTGTCCATCGGTAAATGTCACGAACGATAGTATGTTCCATGACATACCCATAGACGAGAACAAG